GAAGGTTTAATTGCTGAGATCAAAGAAGAGGCTGCTGAAGAAGAAGCTGTTGAAGAACAGGCTGAAGAAGAAGTAGAAGCTGAAGCCGAAGAGGCAAAAATCAAGTCTAAAACTGAATCTACACAAGTTGTTTATGCAACTAAAGAAGAAGTGGATGACATGAGATCAATGATCGAAGAAATCAAAACTTTATTAGAGAAAAACAACACAGTTGAAGAAGTAACTGAAGAAGTTGCTGACCTTGAACTATCTGCTGAAGTTGTAGAGCCTATTGCTCACAATCCTGAAGCAAAAACAGAAACTTTTAAACCACATCGTGATACAGATTCAAAAATGTCACGAATTAGAGAAATTATTTATCAAAACAATTAATCATGCCGACAACAAATAATATTACTTCAACTTACAGCGGTAAGGCAGCATCAGGCTTTATTGAAGCAGCTTTGCTATCTGGAAAAACACTAGATTCTGGTGCAGTTGAAATTAAAGACAATATCCAATACAAGGAAGTAATCAGAAAATTTGCTTCTGATGCTAACTTAATAAAAGCAGGAAGCTGTGATTTTACAGCTACAGGAACTTTAACCACTACAGAAGTAGTTTTAACCCCTGCTGAAATACAAGTAAACCTACAATTGTGTGCGCAGTCTTACAGAAGCTCTTGGGATAGCTTACAAATGAAAGGTATCAATTCAAGTTTACCACAATCTTTAGGTCAGTTTATGCTTGAGCATGTAGTAAAAAAAGTAGCTGATGGAATGGAAACTGCAGTTTGGCAGGGAACAACAGGTGGCGATATTCCTTTCGATGGATGGGAAGTGCTTGCAGCAGCAGATGCTACTGTAGTAGACGTTGCAAAATCAGCAATTACAGCTACAAATGTTACAACTGAGCTAGGCAAAGTAGTTGATGCAATTCCTACAACTGTTTACGGACATCCTGATTTATTTATTTACGTTCCAACTGCAATCTATCAAGCTTATATCAGAGCATTAGGTGGCTTCGGTGCAGCAGATTCTGCTAATTCGACTACAGGTGTTGATAGCAAAATGAATACTTGGTACAGAAACCAACAAGAGCTTTATTTTGATGGTATCAAGTTACTTCACTGCCCAGGAATGACTGCAACTGATATGATTGCTACAACTAAAGAAAACCTTTTATTCGGTACTTCTTTATATAGCGACTTAAACCAAGCGTCAATCATTGACATGGGGCCTATCGATGGAAGTCAAAATTCAAGAATCGTTCTAAGAGGTTCTGCAACAGCAGCACTAGGATTTGGTTCTGAGGTTGTTTTATACTCTTAATATTAACCAATACAAAGGGGAGGCAACTCCCCTAGTATTTAAAACCTAAAATATGGCTTGTAATGTAACTCGCGGAAGAGCAATAAACTGTTTTGATGTACAGGGCGGTATTTCTGCAATATATATAACCGATTTTGGGGGTTTGGGTACAATAACGGAGAGTTCAGACGAAATTTCTGATATGAGCGGTTCATTTACTGCGTTTAAATATGATGTAAATGGTGCAGGGAATAGCTTTACTACAACTGCAACTAGCTCAAAAGATACAGGAACTGCTTTTTTTAGCACAACACTTTCTTTGACATTACCAAAACTTTCAAAAGAAGACAATGCTGAGTTAAAGCTTTTAGCTTACGGTCGACCACATATAGTGGCTGCAGATCGTAACGGAAATGCTTTTTTAATTGGCAAAGTGAATGGCTGTTCACTTACAACAGCAACTTTAACTAGCGGAGACAATCGCTCGGACATGAGTGGGTACACAATGGAATTTGTTGCAGATGAAGTTTCTGCTCCTGATTTTATTAATGGTGCGACTACAGGGAATCCATTCGCAGGAATGAGTTCTGCAACTGTGACAGTCACAGCAGGTACAAACTCCTAAAATTTGTGTTTTGTTTGGGGGTATGCTTATGGCTGCCTCCTACAAAACATTTTAAAAACAAAACATGAAGAAAAAAACACAAATAAAATTTAAACCATTTGATAGTTTAGAATGGAATGAAGTGAGTCAAGAACAGGTCAAAGAAGTTTTAATTGAAGCTGATTTTAAAAAGTTGAAAAAAAACAAAATTCACAATTTAAGCACAGGCACTTTTAAAATTGACTAATGATAGTTTTAGACAGAACACAAGCGAGCCACACATTGAATATTATACCTAGAAGCTATACGCCAACAGGTGGAAACATTTTTAAAGTCGTGATAACAAACGAAGAGCAAAACACAGAAGTACATAATGCCACAGTAAGCACTTTGACGGCATTAAAGTACTATTATACATATACTGCTAATCTTGGACTTGACACAGCCAAAGATCAGACTTACATTCTAGAGGTTTCAAACACAGCTACTTCAAAGGTCATTTACAGAGATAAAATCTTTGGTACAGATCAGAGTGTAAGTACATATTCACCTAACACAGGCAAATTCGTTCAAAATACGACTGCTTCTAATGACTATTTGGTTTATGAATAGCGATTTTCACATATTAAATTTAGCAGCATACAAAACACCTGAAGTTTACGAAGACCCACATAGTGATTATGTATCTTTTGGCGATAATAATAACTTTTACCAGGAATTAATTGATGCCTATCTAAACTCACCAACAACAAATAGTATTATAACAGGAGTTGTGGGGCAAATCTATGGTAAAGGCTTTGATGCACTAGATTCTAGTAGAAGACCAGACGAATTTGCTGCTTTTAAAAACCTGTTTAAAACTTCTGATTTAAAGCGTGTATGTTTAGATTATAAACTACTAGGTGAAGCAGCCTTTCAGGTAACGTATAAGGGCGGTAAAGTAGCTCAAGTGACACACTTTAACAGAGAAACATTAAGAGCCGAGAAATGTGACGATAAAGGCAAAATAAACGCCTATTACTACAGTCCTAATTGGGCAGAACATAAAGAAGGTGACAAGCTCACAAGAATACCTGTTTTTGGTTCAGGTGCTACTAATGAAATATATATAATTAGAAAGCATATTCCATCAATGCACTACTATAGTCCAAGTGACTGGGTTTCTGCATTAAATTATAGCGTTTTAGAGTGTGAAGTTTCTCAGTATTTAGTCAATGAAGTAACAAATTCTTTTTCAGGTACAAAACTAGTATCATTTACAAACGGAGTACCTACAAGCGAAAAGCAAATCATGATTAAAAATGAGATCATGAACAAGCTTACAGGTGCTAATGGCGAGAAAGTAATTGTTTCTTTTAGTGATTCTCCAGAGAACAAAACAACAATTGAAGATATTTCAGTTAGTGATGCAGCAGATGTTTACCAATATATAGCTGAAGAGTGTACTAGAAAACTGCTTTTAGCTAATAGAATTACTTCGCCTTTACTTGTTGGAATAAGAGATGGCAATAATGGACTAGGAAGCAATGCTGAAGAAATCGAAAATGCACACAATCTTTTTGATAACGTAGTAATAAGACCTTATCAGAATGACATTATAGATGCGATAGACGATATTCTAGCTGTAAATAGTATTGCACTTAAAATATATGTACAGACTTTAACTCCTATTGAATTTACAGATGAAACTTTAGTTACTCAAGAACAAAAAGAAGAAGAAACAGGGCAAAAGCTTTCTAGCGATGTTGATGTACATACAGAGGAGCTTGTGAATGAGCTAGGAGATAATGAGAAAACGCTTTTTGATTTAGGTTATGAATTAATAGATGAAAGAGAGGTTGATTACGACCAGGAAGAAAACCTAGACAAGCAAATTCAGATGGCTTCTGTGCCAAAAGGAAGAGCAACAGCTAAAAGTGGTTTAGACGGAGAAACAAAAGAAGGTTTTAGATACTTAGTACGCTATCAATATGCACCACTTTCTGTAAAAGATAATTCTAGAGAGTTCTGTAAAAAAATGGTTCGTGCCAAAAGGGTTTATCGTAAAGAAGATTTAGACAGAGAGTTTCAAGGGAATAAAGAATTTAATCCAAAAGGTGGCAGTTCTTATAATTTATTTCGCTACAAAGGGGGCGTTAACTGCTCCCATTTTTTCCAAAGAAAAACATACTTATTAAAAGACGATAGAAAAATTGATCCTAACAATCCAAACGCTGCTAAAGACTTAATTTACAAAACAGAAATAGCAAAAAAAGGTATAAAAGCTCCTAGCAAAAGCGAAGAGCCTGCAATTGTTAGTGAAAAAATGATAGACAGACCAGATAAAGGAAGAAAAAACTAAGATATGGCAGAAGTATTATTTGTTAGTAAAGAAGATATTGTGAGAAGGTCGCCTATAAT